ATCATACACTAAAACAGGGATTCTACCAAAGCTATCCCCCATCCCCATAATGGCATTGTCATGCCCGTCTACTTTTAATCGTTGCCCTTTATAAGCCTTATCCATATTAGCGCCTCCAAACTTTGTGTGGGCTATACCGAGAATTAGTTCTTGGGGGAGGGGTATGTGATCTGCCTCCCCGCTTTTTGCCTTCCAGTAATGCATAGACACATGAATCTCCTTTGCCGGGAGATCGTCCTAACCGCTTCTTCAAATCCCCAAACCCATCCTTGCACTCTGTCGATTTGCCTTCAACCTGAATCCCCCCATTAGTCAATTGCCATTTAGGAGCGCACAAGTCTGCTTTCAATTCCCTATCAGGGTGTAATGCAATTCGCTCATCTCCTTCAGGGTCTAATGATTCTCTCATTCTCCACCAGTTCTCACTTCGTTTATTATAAAATCCAAGAGACCCGGACAAATCACGCCCGTGACTTTTATGCCTCCCATCAACAGCAACAACATTAGCCCCATTAGTTTTCAAGTGATCGTAAATAGAAGCTCCCGCCCCACCTATAATATCTAACATGATCGGCGCCCCATGTCGTACATAAGACGTACAGATCGCTGCGCCCGTTGGCCCGTCGGGAGTAGTTTGTCCTCTTTTAACAATTTGTTCCCCGAACCAATTCCCATATCTTGGCGTTAATACAAAATCATCCTTACCACCCCGTGCCGGATCAACTCCCAAACAATCCATCTTAGCACCTTGCGGTTTATCGTTTGTCCACCGCTCCATAGCTAGTTCCACCCATAAGGTGGGTATTACTTGCCACGGATCATCTTGCATACCAGCCGTAAAATCACCCATCAACATCTGAGATCGTAATGGTTCAGGCAAAGCTTGTAATGCGGCTTTATATCCTGAGTTCATTAAGAACGGATTGTCATCCACGGAAGACGGAATAAAAGTTCTTGATCGTGGAACGACCCAATCCCCATCTTGCCATATGGGATCAGAGCTATCTACTTCAACATCTTCACCTTCTTCATCACTAATAAACCATCTTAATTCCCCCGGTCTTGCAGGGTTGGGATGTTCGGTATCCAGCCACGGCGCCCAGTAACCCACAACCCATTGTCCTTCTGCACTACTGGGTGGATTAGTAGCGCATATAATTCTACAGCGTTGTGATGGATCAGCTGAACGATTCCACGTCGTAACGTATCTGAATTGGGATTCTAGAAATTGAGTTAATTCATCGAAACAAATGAGGTCTCTGGGATCACCTTGGTAAGCAACTTCATCTCCTGCATATTGCATACCCCCAAGGCGGATACCCCTGTTTTTCCCCAGATCAAAACGATGTAGTTGACCGTTAAATCCTGCCCTAGTTTTTCGAATTCTGATAATTTCTTCTTCGATTGGCCCAAGTTGTTTTACCTCCCGCCTATAAATGACAGTTCGTAAATGAGATGTTAACGCTAACCCTATCAACAACGATGACTTTCCTCCGCCAGCGGCTCCACCGAATAACAGTATGTCTGCTTTAGAGTCGTATGCTTGTTGTTGGGGGGTTATTATTTCAGGAGTGTCTATATTTATAAGAGGACGCCACGGTTTATCCATGATGTCCTCCCTTACTAGCTTGTCTATCTCCGCTTTCTTCATCGGAGGGAGGTTTTCGTATTGCTCCAACAACTGAGTCAAGTCTGTCATAAGACGCCTTTTTATCCCTTCTGTTTCAGTGTTTTCTTGAACTTGCTAAATAAAGATGCTTTAGATTTTTTAGCCCTTCTTCTTTTCCGTAACGCTTTACTAGGGCTTTTCCGTTTTCGTTTTCGTTTTGGTTTTGGGTATTTTGCAGCCATTAGGTTTCTCCGTTGGGTCAAAATTCAGGAACATCTCCCCATCTTTTTTCAAGAAGTTTATCCATCCAAGCCCGGTCTTTGGGGTCTTTGATATTTGATGATGTTTTAGTTCTGTCCCTTTTCTTAGGCTCAGACTTCTTAGCGGGTTTTTTTGTAGAGGCATCAATCTTAATCCATTTGTCGCCTTTCTTTCCCCAATAAAACTTCTTGCTTTCATCCGTCCAATCGCCCTTACGTCTTTTTTCTTTGTCGGGGCTAAGTAATTTAGCTTTACCGTCGTCATCTTTTTTAAAAGAAAGCTCCATTGGGTTTATCCTTTTTTATACCTTAGTTTCTTCTTCTCTTAGCATCTTTTGTAAGTTCCCGAGTACGCTTTTTCTTCTCTGCTTTAGCTTTTTCTGTAACTTCGTAGATGCGCTTTCGCTTACTTAATCTTTCGTTTTTCACTTTCTGCCCTTGTCGAGTACCCTCAGTCTTTTTAGGAGTGTCTTTATAAAGCCCGCTCTTAGGTCGTCTTACTTCTCTCCGTTCAGGTTCACCTCTTTGCCTTCTTTGCTTGGAGACTTGTTCATTCTCTCTTTTATATTGGCGATTTCGTTCAGCGCTCTTTTTATCGGTTCCCGTAATCCGCTGAATCTTTTTACCTATCCCCTTTCCGTGTCCATAAGCATTCCCCATACCCCCTATCGTCTGGGGGGAATCTTTATGCAACTTCGCAATTGCTTTATCCACTATCGAATTAACTTTCTCTTCCGCTGCCTTCCGCCTCTGAACCAGTGCTTTCTTCTTAGCAGTCGTTCTGGCAACAGCTTCTAGTCTAGTTATTGTCGGGCTTGGGCCACGTTTTACCCTCTCAAGTGCGTCAGAACCCTCTAAGTCTTTTTCAGTTTTTTTCCTGCTAGCTTTCTGTCTCCCCTTTAGCTCTTTTAATCTCTTCTTTACATCTTGTTTCGTTAGTTTAGAAACAGGAGTCTCTAAATTCTTTTGGTAACGTCTATCTTCCTTTTTCTTTTCTTCCTTTTTTACCCCCCTCCTTTTTCTGTCCCTTTTTCTTTCCTTCTTTGCACTTCGTTTAGCAAGTTTCTTTAAAATCCACTTACCACCGATCTTGAGGGCTGTCATTCCTGCTGGTACTAAAAATGGAATAGGCATTTACATTATACTCCTTTCAAGGGGGACACATCCAAGGTTAAAAAACGGGGGTATAGAATGCCCTGCTTGTGCGGCCCCACTAAAGAACTCTTCTTGTCGAGTGAGACAAGCTTGTTCACTATAAAAAATCTCCACGAACTCCCCCGATTTTATAGTTATCGGAGTCGAGGACAGGTTGAGATGTATTACAAACAGTATCCATATCATATCGTTTTATTTCAAACAAACTCTACACCCGCATGGCGCAATGCTTCTTCCGTTCGTTCGTTTTTTATTTTTTGGAAAGTTTCTCTTATTGTAAACGCTCTTTTGTTATTTGGGCAACGACATTCGTATTTCCACTTCGCTTCACATTTTACACAGTATCTAGATTTTATTCGCAGTTGCTAACTCCTTGTCTTTCGGTTGAACTACGGTTGCTTCAATAGGTTTTTTAGACGACAGGTTCATCAATATAGCAGCTAACCGTTGTTCTCTCTCTGTATCTGTTAATAAATCTTTGCCATTGGCGCCAGTAATTTCTAAGCGGTCTGCTTCTCTCCACCCGCCTTGTGCTTTCAGCCAGAATATTTGGGCTGAAACATTTCCTTCCATAGCGTTTTTATATAATGCGCCTGACACATGGGCTGTAGCTTTCATCTTACCGAACGTTAACTCCTCACGAAAGTACTTCAGTAAGGTTTTTTCTCCGCAATTTAAGGCTCTTGCTTGGTCAGGGTGTTTTACCCCATTGGAAGACATCATAACAACTAGATGCCTCTGTTGGTCAGTAGGTTCGAATTTGTTTACCGCTTTGGAACCTTTCGGGCGACCTGATTTTCTTTTTGGTTTGGCCTTGTTAGCTTTCTTTTCGTCTATTTCATCAAACACTTCTGCCCGCTCATCCATTGGTAAAACCTCTAACATTATTAACCATATAACAATAACACATTTTTAGTGTCCCGCAATTACATTAATGGGTGAACATTAATTATAATTTTCGGAAAATACGTGGAACACGAAGCAAAAATTTCTAGGGGGGCTTAGTCTTGGGGGTAGGGTCTTAATGAAAGAATTTTAATGTTAAAGTTTTACATTTGGCATTAAAAAATATTAATTTAGTTTGGCATTAAATAGTTTTAATGAAAACTATTTAATCAAACTTTAATGCTACGTTAATGTTGTTGGCATTAAAAAGTTTTAATGCCATTCCGTATTAAAATATATTAATTCAGTTTGGCATTAAAACTTTTTAATGCCAAATACAGAAACGTATTATTAAATTATTTTAATAAAGAGATCTCAACATTAAAATAAATTAATTCAGTTTGGTATTAAAACTTTTTAATGCCAAATACAGAAACGTATTATTAAACTAATTTAATATGGAATGGCATTAATTCTTTTTAATGCCAAAATCTTCACAGGTTTATTAAATTAGTATTAAAGTTTTTTAATAATAAGCTGATTTAGGAAAATGCTTTGAGAGGGAGTGAGTCTCTCTCTATTCAACTGTTTTATTCAGCGACCTAACATAAGCATTAAGGCATCTAATGGGACTACATAGCGACTCAAGGACAATTATTTCAAAGTTGTATCAGAGTTTTATTAATATCTTTTAATACTAAATTAACATTCCTTTAATGTAAATATGTTAGGGCTTATTTAAATTAAAATCCGTTAATGCTAGGTTAATCATATTTTAATCTGGTGTTAACCGTTTTTTAATGTTGCTAATATAGAATGATTATAGTTAAGGGAAGGGTATACGACCCCACATAGGTATAGTCGACAAGAATTATTCTATACTATATATGAACCTTAAGCTTTGGTTTATGACTAGCACGTTTATCGCTTCAGTGCGAATGCTACAAAAAACCGCACAAGTCGGTTTTAAAATAGTGAGATTCACCAACTCATTTGGTGAAAAAAGAGAATCAGTTTATTTTTTTGTGGGTTTTTGTGAAAGGTTTTAAAATGAAAACCCTTTTATTAATTTTTCTTATTGGATTCATTCCTTGTCTACTTATATGGATTAATGATTGTTATTAAACATTTAAAACAAAAACCCACAAAAAAATAAACTGATTCTCTAAAATATACCTTATCTTTTAACTTTTTTTATGAGGGTTTTAAAAATGATTAATGATAGGAAAAGAGTTACAGGCCATACCGTTTCGACTACCGATGCGCAACTTGAAAAAACATCGGCTGAAATGTTAATTATGGAAGGCGGGAAAAGTTACAAAGCCCCGACACCGTTTGAAATAAACGGTGTAGTTTCTAACATATTTGATGATTCAGTAAAACAAGAGGGCGGTATGCAATTTTCTGCGAGTGAGCAAATAGGTTCCCCGTTAATTGCATTCAAGAGAAAAACTCTTGAAAGAACGGGCGGGTTTGATAATCCATTAAAAGATGATAACCGCCCCGATGCTATTTCAGAGACGGGAATTTGGTCACATAGCGGAAAAGGTAATTCAGAATACCATGCAAGAATCCCTATTGAGATTTTAAAAAGAATCGAAAATAAATGGGTTCCTGAAATTTTTGCGGGCGGTACGGGAAGCTATATTTTAAATATATGTGGCAGTACTGCTCAACAGCAAAAACTTAGTTCTTGGATTTCAGTAATGCAAGGGGTTTGTTTAAACGGTGTAGAATCAGAAATGATTCTTTCCAAAAAAGATAGGGCGGGACATAAAAACACCAAAGGGTTAGACGTTAGATCGGTTATTAAGGAAGCGATTCAGATTTCTGCTAATAACTACCATAAATATAACATGGTAACAGATCAATTAAAAAATTCAGAGGTGACACCAGAAAATTTGGCTATGTTCCTTCATTCAGCAATAATGAATGATACCTTATCAGGTGGGAATATAAAAGAGGTAACCAACTATTTTCAAGATACTAAAAAGTTTAGTTCTTGGTTTGATTGTCAAGACCTATCAGGTTACCGCCTTTATAATGCTTGCACCTTGTGGGGCGAAAAGCAAAATTCCATCCCGACCCGTGAAAAATTGGCGAGAGGAATTTGGTGGTCTTTAGCCGATTCTGGAATTTTACCACTCCCCGATTCTTGCAAATACCCAACTAAGCACATGATGTTAAGACAACCCATTTCCGATTCTGGAATTATTCCAGAATCGGAAATGGATTTAATTGACATACCG